CCGCCGCGGCCCCGAGTTCGGCGCGTACGTGCGTTCGCTGTGGGCCGGGCTGACCGACCCGGCGGCCGTGGTGGAGGAAGCGGTCCGCGAGCAGTACGCCGCCGCCCGGCCATGCAATCCCCAGGTCAGAGCAGGTTCCGGCCCCGAAAAACTCGAGTCTTCACCATGGCTCGTACCGTCTCGTATCGCGCTCTTACGCGGCCCTCGGGCCAGCACCGGGCCAGCAGGAAGGGCCCCCGACCCGCAGGTCAGAGGCCCTCTCACATCCCTCGATTCTACGCCGGAGACGGGTCGTTGTCAGTGCTGGCCCGTACGGTGAGGCCATCAGAAACCGCGTCTGCTGGCTGCGACGCGCTGGCCCCCTGCTCCGGTACAGCGGCCGGAGCAGGGGGCGCGCCGCGCGCCCGACGCGCTCGCGGGACGGCCGCCGCGGATCGCTCCGTCAGCTCCTGCTCGTACTCCTCGAACAGCTCCAGGTAGGTGTCCGCCGTGAGGACCACCGTGGAGTGCCGCAGCTTCTTCTTCGCGTCGTGCAGGTCGCCACCGCCGGCCTTGACGAGCGCGGCGGCGCCGTGCCGGAGGTCGCGCAGGTTGATGGGCGGCAGGCCCTCCTCCTCCACGATCCTGTCGAACTCGCGGCTGACCACGTCGGGGTGCAGCCAGCTTCCATCCTCTGCCGTGAAGATCGTGCCGGTGTCGATCCAGTCGTACGCGTCCTTGCCCTCTGCCCGCAGCTGTGCGGCCCGTGCGTTCCAGGCGTCACGCTCGGCCAGCTGCTGGGCGCGCCGTTCCCGCAGCACGGCCACAGTCTCTCTGTCGATCATCACTGCGGACATCGACGAGTCGGTCTTGGGAGCCGTCTCCACCGGAGTCCAGCCGTCCACCACGATCTCCGTGAGGACGTCGATCCTGGGCATGCCCGAGTCCAGGTGCACGTTCGCCCACGCCAGGCCGACGCCCTCGCCGCGACGCAGTCCGTGATGGGCGACCGTGTGGTAGAAGCCGTACAGCCGGTGCCCCTCGGCAGCGTCGAGGAACTGGCCGAGCTGCGCCGGGGTCCACACCATGACCGGGCTCGGCTTCTCGCCCGTCTGCCGCCAGCGCGTGACCCGTTCGTCCGTCCACAGCAGCCCCTTCGGGCGGGCGCCCGCGTCCAGTTCGACGTGCGCGGCGGCATTGAAGGTGATGAGCTGCTGGGCGATCGCCTTGTTCAGCGCGGCCCGCAGCGTGCGCCGGATCGCCTGCCGCGTGGCTGCGGTGTTCGTCTTGCGGAACGGCTTCATCTCGGCCAGCTTGGCGCGCTCAGCGGCGAGGCGTGCCCGTTCCTTGGCCGGCGGGCGTCCGGGCTTCGTCCACTTCGACCGGGCGACCTGCTCGTGCCGGGCCTGGTTCTCCGCTCGGATGACGTCGGACTCGTCCGCGATCGCGTCGAACATCTGCTGGACGTGGCCGACGCCGAGCCGGTCGAGGCGGTAGTGCCCGATGCGCGGCTTCAGGTGGAGGCGGATGTGGGAGCGGTATCCGTTGTTCGTGGTGGGGCGCGTCTTCTTGTTGGCCATCCACCGGTCGAGCCACTCCGCGACGGTCATCTTTCCGTCGAGCGGTACGCCTACGCCGAGCCGACGCTTCACCTCTTCAAGGTCGGGGATGTCTGCGCGGCTCGTGTTGATGTCGGCGAGCAGGTCGCCGACCCGCTGCTGATCGGCAGCGTCGTCACCAGCGAGAGCAAGGATGGCCTGGAGGCGGGACAGGTCGCCCTGGGCCGTCGTCACGGTCGCGTATCCGGTGCGCCGGAAGGTCCGGCGCTTACCCTCGGCGTCCGGCGGCAACTCCTGGCGGAGCGCGGCCGTGCCGTGGTTCTTCTTCGTCAGCTTCGGGCAGCTGTTGCCCAGGAGCTTGCCGTCTTCACCGCGGCACTCGCAGCGTTTGTACACACTCCCTGCGCGGCGGGCTGACGGCATCGGGGCTACTCCCTTCGCGGAGGTTCGTCTCCATCATCGCCGACCCGCAGCAGGCCGACGCTGACGAGGTGGTCGAAGGATCTGTTGAGTGCTTGGATCATCTGCGGTGTCATCTCCCCTGGGCGTACCGGCAGCGCGATCCCGCGCGGTGTCTGGACCGTTACGACCACCTCGTCGTCGGGGATCTCATCGGTGAACTGGAGCCAGATCTGTTTGGCGGGGCGCTTCGGTGACTCCATGCATCTCCCCCATCTCCCGCATGCGCGTTCGATTTCTAGCGTAGACCTGCACCTCTGTGGCTCAGAGGGTCCACGAATGATCGCACCACGCGCCCCGTATGGCTACACCCGGCTCGCTTTCGCTACTCAGAGTGATGCATTGGGGAATGCGTTTTCTACTCAGCATCACCCTCACCGGGGGGAACCAGCGTGTCGATCAGGCGCAGCAGTCGCTCCCTCTGATCAGCCGGTAGCCGGTCGAGCTTGCGTACGTACGCCTTGGCCTCACTTGATCCACTCTTCAGCGGATCGACCCCGTGGAACTGAGCACCAGCCGCGTCCTGGAGTCGCTCCACCGGGTAACCGGCAGCCCGAGCAAGCGCGCGAAGCTCTTCGAAGACGGGCGGTGTCACCGTCTCCCCGGTCTCCAGCCGATAGATCCATCCCCGCGTAACCCGCGCGCCCGACTCGGAGTCGACGGCCTTGGCTGCGAACGTGTCGAGGCTCTCGCCAAGCTCAGCACGTCGAGCGCGGATCAGTTCGGCTAGATCTGTCCGCCGTTCAGGGTTGCGTGTTGGGTCTGTCTGGGCCGCCATGGGGCTCATCCTGCCACTCCTGGGGGGTTGGGGGGTGGTGGGGCTGTTCATGTGATGCGTGGTCAATTGAGCCGTACGGGCAGGTCACACCGAGCGTTCATCTCACTGACTGAACGGATTGTTCAGCACGCGGCCCGCCTTTGCCAGAGCGCGCGGACCCATTGACCGAAGCCTTACCTAAGACCGGCGCATTCAACACACTGGACAATCCGTTCAACCTATGGAACGCTCACGACCACACCGTTCAACGAGATGAATGAACTCTTCAACGAGGTGAACGTGAGCAAGTCCGAAAAGCCACCCACCACCATGTACGCGGTCGCCAACAGCGACCTTCTGAGACTCCTGATGGAGCGCACCGGCACCGGTGAAGCAGTCACCAGCCGCGAATTGGCCGAGGCCGTGGGCGTCGCCCACGGAACGATCGGCGGCCTCATGTCCGGGGCCCAGCGCGTCGTTGCGGAGCCGAAGGCCAAGGCCATCGCCGCCGCCCTCGGCGTCGACCTGCTCGTCCTGTGGATCCCCATGGAGCGCGCCGGCCGCACGTTCATCCCCGCGCAGACCCGGGCGGCGTCATGACGACCGCAGCGCCCCTCTCCCCCGAGCAGGTCCGCGACCTGCCCGCGATGCCCACCGCGCTCCAGGCGTTCGCTGCCCTGAACATCGGCGAAACCCTGGGCTACCAGCTGATCAGGGACGCCGAGTTCCCCATCGAGGTCATCAAGTTCGGGCGCGCGTTCCGCGTCCGGAAGGCCGACCTCCTCGCCTTCCTCGGCATCTCCGAGCCGTCTGCCGCCGAGGTCCAGTCGGCAGCAGCCACCAACGACGACGCCCCCGGGGTCCAGCCGGGGGCGCCTGTTGAGCAGCCCGCACCCACCAGCAAGTAGAGAACGGGGTCAGCTCATGACGCAGCCTCGCACGGCTCCCAAGCCGTCGACCACTCCGGCCACACGCCGCGCGCTCGCCCACATCGAGGCCGCCAAGCTGGTCGTCGACCAGGCCGTCGGCGAATGCCTCGACGCCATCGGCGACCTGATCAGAATCTCCGGCGACCCCGACGCCGTCTTCGCCTGGGTGCTCGACACCTTCGGCCGCGAGCACCTCGCCCAGTTCGCCGCGCGGCACCGCATCACGGTGCATCAGTCCCGGGCCGTCGACGAGGAGCACCTCGACAAGACAGTGGTCATCCGGACTGCTGACGGCGGGGCCATGGCCATCGTCCCCCCCGGGCAACCGCCCTCCACCACGCTCCTCCAACTGCGCGAGGAGATTGCCGAGCGCGACGCCGACGACCAGCGGGCCCTCGACTTCCAGGCATCCGTGGCGGCCGGCCACGTCGAGGACGTCGATGCCTGGCACGCGCGTACCTCGCAGGCAGGCCGATGACCACCGAGCGCGCCCGGGACGCACCAGGCCGCGCGCCCGTCCCCCAGCAGATGAACGGACTGCTGGTCATCGACGCGAAGAACGTCCGC